TCCTGTTCATCAAACTCTATGAGGGCGCAAAAGATGACCTCCGTACTTACCAATCCGCCGTGGAGCAGGCGCAAAAGCAGGCCGAAGCCGACAATGAGCGTTTGGCAAATGATCAGGAACGCATTCTGGCGGATTACGGCCAGCGTTGGGCTGCTGCTGTTGCTCATCGTCCTGCTGTCCGGGTGCGGAACGACACAGGTTGTGTCGGCCAAGTGCCCACCCTACCCGCAACTCCCGGAGTCCATGCACAACTACCAGCCAGCGGCGATCAAGCACGGGATATATCCGTCGAGCAATGCGAGCGAATCGCCAACGACTCCATCCTCGACGCCATCTGGATCGAGCAAGTGAAACGATTGACCAACGAACTGCATGAGGCCAGCCGATGATGCCCGATGAATGCAAAAAAAAACACGTCGAGCTGGAGAAGTTCGTTGAACTCCGCGTCGATACGTGCCGCAAGGAAGTATCTGCTGAGCTGCACCAACTGAACGAGACGCTGTCGGAATTTGCCGAGGCGTTTCCGCACACGGCGGACGGCACGCCTGATTTCGGTGGACACCGCCGCTATCATGACGGGCTGATCCGCGCTGCCGAAGCGCAGACGAAGTTCTGGGATGAGTTGCGCCTTGACATTGTCAAAAAAGGGACGTGGGGATTGCTCATCATTATTATCGGCCTGCTGGTGCTTGGTTTGCAGATCAAGTTCGGGTTATTGACAAGATGAACTGCCTGACCTATGCTATCAAGAAGTCCGATTCAACCGCAAGCCAATCTATACCAACCCAACCGCAATAACCGAGGGGCTGGCTCCGCAGCTGCACATCTGGTCGGCGCAAATGGATAAGTGGCTGCTCGAATCGACCTCTCTGTTGAAAGAGCAAAGACGGGTTATAATTGAACGTAAAGTCGCAGCTGCTAATGACGCGGATTATTGGTTGCGACTACTTTTACTTGCCGCGTAAAGGAGCAGTGCATGACTGATAAGAAGATTCCCCAGCGCAAAGAAGTTGCGCTTGGCGTTGCCAACAAATCTGAGACAAGGCCTGTCGGCGTTAAGGTCGCCAACAAGAAATGCGGCGGAAAGGTGGCTAAGAAAAAGTGATTCCAACCAACCAGCTCTTAGCCCAAATAATTGGCAGCATCAAAGAGCAGCAAACGGTCATTGCAGAGTCGGCCGTGCTTAGACCTTCCTCCAGCAAGTTAATGACTGGGCTGGCGGCAGGAAAGTATCAGGGGCTGCAGCTTGCCCTTGATGTCATCGACAACGTCCTACGGGACGATTTTGAAAAGGAGCAAAGCTCGTGAACAAAGACGAGTACGTGGCAAAGCACTTCCCAGAAGTTAATCCAAGCATGAGGCCTGCCGGCAACCAGATCGTAGTGCAGTTGCGCACGGTCGCAAAGAAATCTTCTGGCGGCATCGTGCTGGTAGAAGAGACGCGCGACTTCAACCAAGGCAATACGCAGATCGCAAAGCTGGTGCGCGCCGGCAATATCGCCTTCCATGATCGCGCCAGCGGCGAGGTTTGGAAGGAAGGTGCTTGGGCAGCAATCGGCGACGTCGTGGTGGTTCCGAAGTGGGGCGGTTTCAGGTATGAGCTCCAGATCGGCGACACCGAAGAGAAGGCAACCTTCTGCCTGTTCAACGACTTCGACGTGAAGGGCGTGATTGAAGAAAACTTTGAGCAATTTGACGTAATTCTGTGACCAAGGAGACAGATATGGCTGAAGAAAAGACAGAAGACGGCGTGCTGTTGGACGCCGAAGGCAACGAGCTGAAGGAAGCGCCTGTAGCAAAGGAAGAGGCGAAGCCTGCGGAGAACGAAGACGAGCGGCTGTCGTCTGACGACGAAGGCAGTGCAGACGAGGAAGGGCACGTCGAGGAAACTGAAGAAGAGGCTGAAGCACGCCGTGAGCGCAACCGCCAGCGTCGCGCTGAGAACAAGCAGCGCAGAAAAGATCACGTCGAATCGTTGCGGCGCGAGTTAGCGGCACGAGACGAACTGCTTCAGCAACAAGCGCAGCGGCTGGACGCCCTAGAGCGGCGCAGCAACGGTGCAGACATGAGCGCGGTTGATGCTGAGTTGAAACGCTCAGTTGATGCCTACAACTATTTCAAGCAACAGCACGCAGACGCCGTTACCGCCGCCAACGGCCAAGTCGCATCAGACGCGCAAGAAAAGATGATGCAAGCGGCGGAACGAGCTCGGCAGATGGCACGCATCAAGCAAGCCGTGCAGAACCAAGCCAAACAACCGCCGCAACAGCCGCTCGACCCGCGCATCAAGTCGATGGCAGAGGGCTGGCTTGAGAAGAACAGCTGGTATGATCCTGATGTCCAGGACGCCGATTCACAAATTGTTTACGCCCTGGACCAAGGACTGACGCGTGAAGGTTGGAATCCGACCACGCCGCAGTACTGGAAGGAGCTTGACGCGCGGATAAAAAAATATTTGCCCCACCGTGTCAACACAGGTTATAATTCTAACCGTGGAAATGTCACGGCTGTGCCCGTAGCAGGATCAAGTCGGGATGCAACAGCCAAGGCAACGGGATACCGCTTATCGGCAGAGCGCGTAAAAGCGATCAAGGACGCCGGCAAGTGGGAAGACCCAAAAGAGCGCGCGGCAATGATGCGCGCATATCAGGAATACGACAAGCAGCAGACTGCTTAAAGGAGACAGCGAAATGGCAAACAACGAAGACCGATTTGGCGATGAGCGCCTGAAGAAAGGCTCCGGTAAAGCTGTGCGCGGTTCTCGCGAAGCGGCGGATTCTGCACGTCAGCAAGACGGTGGATCACTCTCGTCCGAGGAGCGGCGACGCTTGCTGCGGCAAGAGTGGGTCCAGGAAATTCTCCCAGCTGTGCCAGAAGACCCCAAGTTTCACTATTGCTGGCTGAGCACGACCAACAGCACCGATCCGATCTACAAGCGGATTCAACGCGGGTACGTGCCGGTAAAGGCATCAGAAATTCCGGGCCAATTCGGCGGTCAGTACACAGTCAGCGGCGGCGAGTTCGATGGTTGCATCGCCTGCAACGAGATGTTGTTGTTCAAGATTCCGAATGAGGTGTATCAAGATCTCATGACGATCTACCATTACGACATCCCCAACGAGCAGGAAGAAGCGATCTACGAGCGCGTGCGCAACAACAGCCTGCAAGATAGCTCCGGCCGCAACCTGATGGAGGTCGAGGGAGAATTCGAACGCATGGGACGACGCGTCCCAAATCCAACTTTTTCGTGAGGTAACTTCTTATGGGAACATTTGCTGCTCCTTTTGGTTGCCGTGCAGTCTTTCATCCTTCTGGCACCGTGCGTCAGAAGTCGCTGACTGGCTTCTCGTCAATCCCCGCTTCGGGCGTCTCTAAAGGCGACCTGATCAAGCTGACCGGCGACGCTTATGTCGCATCCATCATCACCGCCAACGACGCTTCCATCGGCATCTTTGAAGGTTGCCGCTACACGGCTGCTGACGGCACCCCGGTTGAATCGCCGTACTGGCCTGCGTCGCTTTCCGGCGTGACTAATATCGAGTGGTTCTATACACCGTTCGATCCGGGCCTTGAGTGTGAAATTCAAGGCGCGAGCGGCAGCTGGGCGAGTACCGCGATTGGCGATTCTGCCGACATGGTAATCGCTGCTGGCAGTGCGTACACGGGCATTTCCGGTTCGTACCTCAGTGCAACACTAAAGGGCGCTGGTGCTGTTGGTAACTTCCGCATCATCGGGTTGGGTCAACAAGCCGATAACGCTTGGAGTGATAGCTATCCTATCCTTCGTGTCCAGATCGCTAAGAACCAGATCTTGACTGAAGCAAACTCGATCTAAGGAGACTGAACCATGGCAACCCCGATGCGTTCAACCGACTTTCGCAATATCGTCGCCCCGATCCTCAACGAGGCCTTCGACGGCGTTTACAACCAGCGCAAGGACGAGTACAAGGCTGTCTTCGACGAGTCGACTGGCATTGCTCGCAGCTACCACGAGGAACCGATGCTGTATGGCATGGGCTCGGCGCAGCTCATGCCGGACGGCAACCCCGTCACGTATGACTCTGGCGGTCAGCTGTTCGTCAAGCGTTATACCTACGACCAGTTCGGTCTGGCCTTCGCGCTGACCAAAGTGCTGGTGGAAGATGGCGACGCCGTCAATATCGGCTCGACGATGTCCAAGCACCTCGCTCAGTCGATGATTGAGGCGCTGGAAACTGTCGCGGCCAATCACCTAAATCGCGCGTTTACTGCCGGCTACACAGGCGGCGACGGGCAAATTTTGGCTTCCGCCTCTCACCCGTCCGCTGGTGTAGGCTCTCAGTCAAACTTGCTGACCTCCGCCGCGCTGTCGCAGACTTCGCTGGAACAGGCACTCGTGCAACTGCGGCAAGCCAAGGATCCTCGCGGCAAGGCCATCACCCTCAACGCTAAGAAGCTGGTCGTTTCCCCGGCCAACATGCTGACCGCTGAGGTGCTGACCAAGTCCGTGTTGCGCGCTGGCACCGCCAACAACGATCTCAACCCTGTCAAGTCTATGGGCTTGCTGAGCGAGGTCGTAGTGTTGAGCCGTCTGACTTCCAACAATGCGTGGTTTGTTAAGACCGATGTCGCACGTGGCCTGCAGGTCAAGTGGCGCCGCAGGATCGAGAAGTCGATGGAAGGTGACTTTGAGACAGATTCCGTGCGCTACAAGTCGACCATGCGTCTAGGCTCCGGCTGGACAGATTGGCGCGGCTTGTTCTGCAACGCGGGTGTTTGATTCTCCTCCCTAGTTGGCATCAGCCAACACTTCCCAGCCCCTTCGGGGGTTGGGCTTTTAACTGAAAGGAAAGCAATATGGCGACATACTTTCAAGGGGCGGTGAAATCAGGCGACGGCGACTCAGAGCTCCCTAGCGGCGTTGGCGTTGGCACTGCGAACTTCTCGCAGACCGCGCTGATCAACTTTTCGGCTGCTGGCACGGCAAACGTCGATACAACTTTTACCCTCCCAAAAGGCGCTCAGATCATCAACTTCATCGTTGATACGCTGACTGCTTGGGACTCAGTCACTTCTGCCGGCTTGACCATCGGCTCGACAGCGGGTGGCACTGAGTATTTCACATCTGTTGATGTCAAAAGCAACGGCCGTGAAACGGCGTCCAACAGCGCCGCTCAACTCGCTGCGTTTGACGATATCGGCGCCGATACCACCGTGTATGTTCGAGTGGCTCAAGTTGGCGCCACCGCTGCTGGCCAAGCCCGTGTGACGATTCAATACACTGGCGGAACACTGTAACACCGGCCGAGGGCAGCGGTTCTGCCCTCACCTACGCCTCTAGGAGAACAATATGTCATTGGCTTATGTAGGTTATAAAGCAGTTGCGACGAACACGCTGATCAAGACAGGACCGGCAAAGTTCTACGGGCTGATCGCCAACGACGCGGCGACCGTCACCATCTACGACAACACTGCAGCTTCCGGCACCATCATTTACACCAAGACGCTTGCTGCCGGGGACGTGGTACAGCTTGGCGGCGTCGGCATCGCGCTAGGCACAGGGCTGTACGCAGCAACCAACGCGGCGGTAGTTGTTCTATACCAATGACCTCCTCAGGAACCATTGGCACAACTATAATCGACACCGCCAAGGTGTTGGAGCACGCGCTGCGGCGGTGCAAGATCAAGCCCGGACTGCAAACGCCAGAAGTCGTAGAGACTGCACGAGAGTCGTTGTTTCTGCTGCTCACATCGCTTTCAGCGCGCGGTCTGAATTTGTGGTGCGTCGACAAAGTGCTGGTCGGGCTGACGGCGGCACAAGCAACCTACGTGCTGCCAACCGGAACGCTGGATGTGATGAATGTGGTTTATTCCCAGCCGACGCCTGTTGTTGGAACGACAAGCTCAGGAGTAAACTCGCTGACCAGCACGCTGACAGAGACAGCGATTGTCGTGCGCATCGGCGTCAAGTGCTCGGCGGTCACGGCGACCAGCACGCTGACGCTGGAGGCCTACGACGGATCATGGAGCACACTGTCCACGACAGCAAAGACAGACTGGGAACCCGACACCTGGTATTGGTTTGATATCGATCCGTCCGCAACAGGCACAGCGTTCCGCGCCACGTTCAATGCTGCTGCGACTGTCAGCGACATCTGCTTGGCCACGGCGGTGCGTGATCTGCCTATGTCGCAATTAAACCGCGACACGTGGGCGTCGATGCCAAACAAGACCGCGCCGGGTCGCCCATCGGTGAACTACTTCCTGGAGAAGAAACTCACGCCACAGCTAACATTGTGGCCTGTGCCGTCGACCGATGCAGATTGTTTGCTGCTGTACGCTCACAGGCAACCGCAGGACGTTGGCACGCTGACGCAGACGCTGGAAATTCCGGTGCGCTGGTACAACCCGTTCATATGGCAGTTGGCTGCGCTATTGTGCTTTGAATTAGACATGGTCGACGCGGCGGTCATTCCAATTGTCACGCAGATGGCTGAGAAGTCTGTGATCGAAGCGGAGCGCTCCGAGACCGACGGCTCCAGCATGTTCATTCAACCAAACATCGGCGTGTACACGCGATGAGCGGTTTGTTCTTATCGCCGTATCGCCATGGAAGCGCAGCTGTCGCAATCTGCCAGCGCTGCGGTTTTAAAGGCTATCACGACGCGATGATGCAAGAGACAGTTACAGGACTTTGGGTGTGCTCGAAATGCTGCGATGAGAAGGATCCGGGGCTGTTGCCAGCTCCGCGCCCAGAGAATATCACGCTGCAGCATCCGCGTCCAGACGAGGACATTGAAGCATGAGCATGACCTACACTTCGCTGCTGGCGGACATAGAGAACTACTGCGAGCGCCACGACGCAACGTTCTTGGCGCAAATTCCCAGCTTTATCTCGAATGCAGAGGTGCGTATCGCTGCAGAGAACAAGCCATTTGGCTTGCAGCGCGTTGTCTCTGGCAATTTGACATCATCCGTGATGGCAAAGCCGATTCGCTGGCGGCGCACTCGTAGTTTCTCTATTGTCGTTGGTGGTGAACGCAAGTATTTGAAGTTGCGCACCTACGAGTATTGCCGTTCTTTCTGGCCAATCGCCGCATCGACCGACGAGCCGCGCTACTATTGTGATTATGATTTTGAGCACTTCTTGATCGTGCCAACGCCGAACTCCACCTATCAATT